GTCCTCGTCGCCCAAAACCTCGGTTGGCTCTAGGCATTGAGGGCGCACTATCGGAAGCCGGGCGGTTGACGGCCTAGACGGTGCGCCCTCTTCACGTCCCCCCGCTGGGCTGGTCCCCCGGCACCCCTCCCTCCCCACGAGAAAGCCCCTCCACCCCCGCGCAAGGCGGGAAAGGCCTCGGCATTCGCCGGGGCCTTTTATATTAAGCCTTTATCTTTAGCCACAAGGCCCTTCCTTGGCTTCCGCATCCCGGGACGGCCCTCCCATGCCTTGGGAAAAAGATAAATACTTAACTTTTCTTGTTGCACCCTGGCCTAATCCCGTATATATATATGGTAAGGTCATTGACAAACAGCGGCACCCCAGGCCAAGGGCAGCCGCTTATTCCCCCAAGACGCCGAGGACGCAGGGCTGAAGGCAAAGGCCCGGGCAAAGCGCGGCGATGGGGGGCGCAGAGAAAAGGCGGACCCGGGGCACTCCTTACAACCCCGGGGCGGCGAGCGGCGAACGGCTCGGCATAGGGTAGGGGATGCAACGGAAGGCGGGCATGGATCAGGTGGGATAACGTGGAGCCATCGGTCCGGCCAAGCCTGCGAAGCGCGAGGGCGGGATAACTTGGAGCCGCCTGATGGATGGAGGCCGGGGGGTAGAGCTAGAGTAGAGCCCCGGCAGTGGAATCCGCGCCGAGCGATCCGAAGCAGGTCCGGGGGTAGAGCCCCCGCTGATGAGTCCGTTTGAAGGACGAAACCAACTCCCTGCACGGAGGTCAAGATGGAATTCCAGGAGAAGCACCCCGCCTCAAGCGAGCCCGGGATCGTGGTCACCCTCACGATGAGGGAAGCGAACGCCCTCCTCACCACCGTCCAGGCCGCGATCACGGCCACGGGCAAGGGCATCGAGGTTGTGGAAGAATGCGACAAGGACATCATCTGCGAGATCGAATCCGAGCTCGCTTCCATTCTGGAGGGGTGATGGAGCGCAAGGTGACAAAACCGAAAAAGGAACTGATCGAGCTTCGGGCAGCCTGCAAGCTTGCCGAAGAGGCTTTCAACCGGCTCAGGTTCACGTCCCAGGAATGGACGGCCGACCACGCCCGGGCCTATGCAGCAGTGATGAAGGCGAACCGACTCCCCTGATGTCCCACCCATCCCCTATAAAGGAGGCACCAATGCAGACCGCAACCTACAAGGCCATCAAGAAGATCGCTGAAGGCCACTGCTCAACCGCCCTCGCGCTCGCGTTCCGCGAAGCCCTCACCCGGCCCCTCAAGCCGAAGCCCGCTCCGAAGCCCAAGCCCCAGCCCAAGATCAGCGAATACCTCCAGCACGCTCAGGCCAATTCCTAACCCCAGCTCATGGTGCCAAATGTCAGGCTCAATCAAAGTCAGCCCCAAGCATGGCGTCAATCCCTCCTTGCTCCTCTGCTACGCTTGCGGCCGGGACGCGGGGGTTGCCCTCCTCGGCCGCCTTCCCGGGGATGCCGAAGCCCCCCCGGAAGATGGCCCGCCCCGATTTCTTCTGCAAGGAGTGCGAGGGCATCATTGCTCAAGGCGGGGTCATGCTCATCGAGGTCAGCGGCGAGGGCCAAGGCAACGAAAACGAGCGCAGGACCGGCCGGGTCTGGGGCATGTCCAAGGAATGGACTGACCGGGTGGGTCAGAAGCCGGGCGTGTGCTACATCCTGGAGGCTGACGCCCGACAGTGCGGCTTCCCCCATCCCGAACCTCAAGAAGCCTGACCCCTGCCCTTCGCCCCGGAGCATCCGGGGCCTGGGCCAGCGGTTAAGCTGGACAGCGCGGCCCTGTACGGCCGCACGTTTTTGGAGGCTTCAATGAACACCGAACGCAAGCTCAAGGACATCCCGGCGTTGGTCGAGACGCTGCGGGTGGAGAAGGCCCGGCAGAAGGACTACCTCGTCCCGAGCGCGGCCATCGAGCTGATGGTCACGGGGGGCGGGTCCGGCAAGGACAAGCCCGGCCTGCTCTTCCCCGGGCAGGACGAGGCGGTCAACCTCGAGATCATGGAGCAGGCCCACCAGCAGATCAGCGGCAAGCTGGACATCCCCATGCGCTACTACCGCAGGATGCTCGACGGCGGCCCGCACGACATCGAGCTCTTGGCCTTGAACGTCAACCACTGGCTTTTCCAGGCCAAGCACAAGAAGCGGTTCATCAGGACGATCGACGGCAAGGTCCGCGCCTTCTTGGGGTCGCGCTACCGCCCCATCAGCCACCTGGACCTCGTGACCACCGCAGTCCAGGTCGTCACCGGTCTGGAGGCTGACGGGCACGAGCAGCCCTGGGCCAAGGGAGCCCGCTGCTTCTCGTGGGCGTTGTCCCCCACGAACCTCGACGTCGAGTTCGTCCAGCCCTGCATCCAGGTTGACCTCAACGCGCTCGACAAGGGAGTCATCACCCGCGACCCCGCCGACTTCTTCATCCCGGACTCCCCGAACCACGGCTGGCTGAGGGCGCAGGGGGGAGGCATGCTTTTCCCCACCGTCCGCATCCGCAACAGCGAGACGGGGCACGGCGGCTTGACCGTCGAGGCCGGGCTCTACGAAGCCATCTGCGACAACACCGCGCACCTGGGAGTGAGCTTGGCGCAGGTCCACGTCGGGCGTGAGCTGACGGAGGCTGAGGTCTGGTCCCCGGACACCCACCGCCGCATCAACGAGGTCATCTTCGCCAAGACCCGCGACGTGGTGCGGGCCGCCTTCAACCCCGAGAGCCTGCTAAAGTGGGCGCGTGCCTTCAAGGGGCTCGAGGACATCTCGGTTGTGGATGTCCGCGAGGCGGCTTCCCAGGTCATCGAGATCACCGGGCTCGCCGAGGGGGTGCGCGACGACATCCTCGAGGCCTACCGGACGATGACGCAGGCTCGCGGGAACCTCTTCGACTTCCAGCGGGCGATCACCGGGGCGGCCCATGCTCACCGCGAGAACGATTACGACACCGCCACGAAGCTGGAGGACTTCGGCGGCAAGCTCATCGCTAGCGGGGGAGGTGCCCTGGCGATCAAGTAGCGCACCCACCCTCCTTTAACACCACCCGGGGCTGGCGCGAGCTGGCCCCGGGCTTTTTCGGAGAAAGCATGGCAATCATCACGGAGGAAAACTTCAAGGGCCACCCGCTGCTCGTCATCAAGAAGGACGAGAACGACACCTGGCCTCTCAAAATCGGGGTCAAGAAGGCCAGGCTCATTGTGGCCTCCATCGACGACATCGCTGAATTCATCGAGAAGAATTCGCCACCTCAGGAGGGCTAATGTTCACAGTCAGGCAGCTCGCGCAGAAGGTCGGGGGCGTGAACCCCGGGACGCTGCACGTCAAGCTGGCCCAGCTTCGCAAGCGTGATCCGAGGCTCAAACCCTCGAAGAAGATCGACGGAGGGATCGCCGTCAACTTCTACAACGCCGAGCAGGTCAGGCTTCTTCTCACCCACTTCAAGAAAAACCCTATCCGCAAACCAGGCCGCCCCAAGAAGGCCTCCCCTGAACAGGAGACAGCATGAGCTCGACAGCCCTGACGTTGACGGAGCAGGCGGACCACCTGCTTCCAAGCCCGGAGGTCATCGACCGCTACAAGCAGCAAGCGTCCTTGATGATCCACTCCGGTCTGGTTCCGAATGGCATCTCGAAGCCGGAGCAGCTCATCGTTCTGATGCTCAAGGGACGGGAGCTGGGACTTTCCCCACAGCGAGCCTTGGCAGGAATCCACGTCATCAATGGCCGGGCCGGGATGGGAGGCGAGCTCATGCTCGGGCTCATCTACGAGCGGCTCCCCAAGGCCAGAATCACCATCATCGAGCAGACGGCCAAGCAGTGCATCATCGAGGCAACGCGGGACATCGACCACGAAAAGCCCCAGCGTTTCTCGTTCACATCCGAGGAGGCCAGCGCGGCGAAGTACGACCAGTCCTGGGACAAAGAGAAAAGCGGCTGGAAGCCCAAGGCGACCTGGGGCGATCGGGCCAACATGCTCCGGTGGCGCTGCATCAGCCGGATGGCTCGCTTCATGTTCCCGGACATCCTGGGGGGCGTGAGCTACACCCCGGATGAGCTTCAGGATATGGCGGACAAACCTGTGGGCCAAGCGGAAAGCCCGGAAGCGAAGGCGGCAGGGGCGGTCCCCTACGCCACGCGGAAGAGCCAAGAGGCGCAGCCCCCGGTGGTTGTCGAGGCTGAGGTGCTGACGCCCGAGCCTGCCCCCGAGCCGCCGAAAGCTCCTGCCCCTTCACCGGAGCCTGAGCCGGAAGTGCCTTCTGCTGAGCCCAGCCCTGCGATGGGGCTTTTCGAGGCGATCAGCGAAGCGAAGACGGTCGGTGAGGTTTCGGCTTTGGTCGCCGAGGCATCCAAGACGCAGATGTCGGACGAGGATCGGCAATACATCGCCGACGCCGCGAACGATGCGCTCAAGCGTCTCAAGCCTCCCGCCCCAACCCCTGCCCCCGCCCCTATCGAAGCGCCTAAGCCTGCCTACGTTCCCGGAAAGGTCGTGGCGACGGTTGCCGACCTGAAGGCGGCCCTGGAGGCTGGCGTTGACCCGGATCGCGTTTACAAGGAATTCCGAGCCAACTGCAAGGGCGGCGACACGGAGCTGGTCGAAGGCTTCAAGGCGAAGCAGGCTTTCCTCAAAAACAAGAAGTAGGCCCTCACCCTCAAGGAGAACAGCATGTCGAAAAACACAAAGCCTCTCCGCATCAGCCCCTCGAAGTTGGAGCTGGTGCTGGCTTGCCCGGCCGCCCCAAAGCTGAGCTCGCCTTTCCCCTTCTCGGATAACGAACACGCCCAGCGCGGGCGCTCCCTTCACGAAGCGATGGCCCTGCTGATGGATGTCGGGGACTCCGCTATGGAGACGATCGAGGAGGAATACAGCCCGGCAGACGTGACGGCCATCAAGGCGGCCTTCTCCATCGTCAAGGAGCTGGAGCCGGAAGGGCATTACGAGAAGTTCGTCGAGGTCAAGCTGGACTTGGCGTGGCTCGGAATGCCCGAAGGAACCCCGGACGTGGCCTACTACCACCCGGCCAGCGGGACGGTCATCGTGATCGACTGGAAGTTCGGCCGGGGGATGATTACGGCCCCCGAGGAGAACCCCCAGCTCATCTCCTACGGCATCGCGCTTTCCCGCAAGCTCGAGGCCGAAGGCAAGGAGGTCACGCAGCTCTTCACGGTCATCATCCAGCCAGCGAACACGCACCTCGAGAGCTTCAGGAGCGGAACCATCCCGAGGGCTTCTTTCCCCGAATGGGAGGCGAAGATCATCGCTGCCGTCTCGGAGGCCCGCAGCGAGAACCCGATCCCTTGCGCCGGGTGGCATTGCAAGAAGCTCTACTGCGAGGCGGCGAAGCACCCCGGCACCTGCCCGGCCTTCGATGCCTGGGAGAGCAAGAAGGCCGAAGAGCTGAAGGCTTCGAAGGAGGCCGCAGTCGAGCAGGCGGTGTCCGGGCTTTCCCCGGTCTTGGTCGAACCGGGCGAGCCGTTTGCCGGGCCGATGGTCGTCATCTCGGAGGAGGCTGTGGCCCGCGCTGAGGGCTATCGCGAGCAGGCCCTGGCCTTCACGATCACGGACAAGGCTTCGGCGGACGCGGCCGGGCTTTTCCTCAACGAGGTCACGAAGTTCGAGGGGCTGGTCGAAACGAACCGAAAGATGGTCGACGCCCCGGTCAGGGACCTTCTCACGAGGATCAAGGAGGCCGCGTCGAAGGCGTTGCTCCCCCTGGGCGAGGCCAAGGTCAAGCTCAAGGAGCGCCTCGACGAGTGGAAGAAGGCCGAGAACGAACGGCTCCAGCGTGAGCACGAGGAGGCCCTCAAGAAGCAGCGGGAGGCGCAGGAAGCTGCCCGCAAGGCAGAAGAGGAAGCCGCGAAGGCCAAGACGAAGGCCGCCAAGGAGCAGGCTGAGAAGAAGGCCGCCTTGATGAAGGCCCAGGCGGCCGAAGCTTCACAACAAGCCAAGGAGGCCCCGGCCAAGGTCGGCCCGATCGCGGGGACGAAGGAGGTCCCCAAGATCGGCTACGATGTCCTTGACTTCGCCGCGATGCCGGACGCCTATAAGGTGACGGACGACAAGGCGTTGCTCGCCGCGATCAAGAGCAAGGGGTGGGACAAGGAGGGCAAGTCCCCTGCCTGGTTGAAGGTGACGGTCACGATGTCAACCTCTTCGACCGGGAGGAAGTGATGGCGAGCCGGGCAATCTATCGCCACGATTGCTCGCTCGAGGGCAAGGGAGGCTTCTGGGACGTCTCCCGTAAGCCCGATGGCCGGTGCATCCTGCTTTTCGAGGATGCCCGGCAGACTGAGGTCTACGTCATCCTCGCGGCCCTGCGCCTCGCCGAAAAGCGGGGCATCTCAAGGGCCGCCCAACTCATCAGGAGTCAGATGTGAAAACGCTCACGATCACGGATTCAGACAACGAGCACTCCAAGATCGCTGCCTATGCCAACCGCCTCGGGCTTTCCGTGGATTACCGGGACGAATCGGAGGGCAAGACCTACGCGATCCACCGCGACACCGGGACGGGCCAACCCTTCTCGCTCGCGCTCCTTTCCATCCAGAAGACCCCGCGCGAGTGCATGGCCTTCTTTGAAGGCTACCGCATCGCCACGAACGTGGCGGCTCCCCGCTCGATGGAGGACGCTTTGCGGAGCCTTGAGCCCGCGTCATGAAGAGGGCGAAGGGCAAGGCAGGCCCCGGCAAGGGAATCACCATCACGCCCTCCCAACCCGACAAGGATTGGGCGGCCCGCGAGGTGGCCTATCTGATCGGGCAATCCCTGCCAACGGTTGAAGCGCTGACCGCAAATATCGTCGGCATCCTCAATCGCGAGGGGATCTCCTTCGCGGATTGGGACGCCAAGCATCAGGGGATGTTTGAGATGCTCCGGGACTATTCGCAGGAGCAGCTCGAGACGGAGCCCGGCCCCTTGACGGTGGATCTGACGAAGGTGCAGGCTTGGCTTTCTTTCGCCAATCTGCGAGCCGTTGAGGCCAAGGGCTTTGAGGAAAAGGGCCTCTCGTTGGCCCGGCTGGCGGCCCGGAAGCACATGTCCGACCGGGCTGGCGGGGATTTGGCGAAGCTTTCTTGCTCCCGGCTATCCGAGACGCGGAGGGCGTGGGAGGCGATCGCTGAATCCCTGAAGGAGAAGTGCTGGAGTACGCGAGCCCTCCTTCGGCCCTTTGATGCTGAACGGAAAGCTCAAAGCTCTTGACGTGAAGGCAGGCCCTTTGCTATAAGGGGTCCAATTCACCGGCCTTGCTGGAGGCCGTCATCTGGGCGCGTGGAATGCCGTGCAGCTTTTACGCGCCCCCCGCAAGCCCCTCCCTTGAGCCAGCACTCGGGGGAGGGGCTTTGCATTTTGAGGCCCGCATGGACAGAATCATCACGCGGGGCGGGAGCTGGATTCCAAACGATGTTTGGACCGACCCCCGCCTTGACCACAACGCGATCATCGTCTACGGCATGATGAGGAGTTTTGGGAACACCTGCGAGGAGACCCTTGAAGCCCAGGCTGAAAGAGCAAAACGGGGGGTTCAGATAGTCCGGGATTCCCAGAAGCTTTTGCAGGAGACGGGATGGCTCATCTTGCTCAAGGAAGGATCAGCCCTTGAGCAAGGCAAGGCCGAGCCCAGGGCATGGTTCGTCAGGGACTATCTGGGCCAGAAGCCAGATTTAAGGGTATTGAAAACTAAGCCCCTTAAAAAACATGACCCTAAATACAAAGGGGTACTTACTTCAGGTACTCAGACTCTTCTTGATACAGACACAGACAGCAAGACCGATGCCAAGGAAAAGACCCCTTGGCAGATCGTCGTGGATGCGTTTTTCAAAGCATTCAGGGAGCACCCGCACAACCCGGAACATGCCGATCCGCACATCACGGGGGCCGAATGGCGCTCCCTCAAGGACCTGATGAAAGGAGGTGAATCGCATGAACGAATCGTCGCGGCCATCGGGCGATATTTCTCTGACGACTTCGCTCGGAGCCAAGGGTTCCGTCTTGGCTGGTTTATCAAATCCTACAACGCCCATGCCCTCAGTGGCGGAACTTCTCAAACGCGAAAAGGCAAACCGAGCTTCAATAGCGGAGGCATCGACCCACTCACGGGGATTGAATAGCATCGTCTCCGGCATCCCCCTCTGGTGGAATCCCGAAGAGGTGCCGGATCAGGTGAAGAAGGGCAACGAGCTCCCGGCGATTTTTGTTCGTGCATGGGTCGGGAAGAAGAAGTCCCTCTGGCCGGGCTATCTCTACCACGGCAACGCTGGCCGGGGAAAGACCTCGGCGGCGCTGATGCTTGCGTGGGAGGTCGGGAGGTGCGGGTATTATTCGAAATTCATCACGGCCGAAGACGCCCTGACCTCTCTCAAGGCGACCTGGAACCCGCGATCTCAGCTCACGGCCCAGGATGTCATCGCCGATTACCGGAGGCCCTTGCTGCTGGTCCTGGATGATGTCGGCACCAGGGATTATTCGGCAGAAGAACGGGCGTTGTTTTACCAGCTCATCATCGGCCGCCTCAACGCATCCCTCCCCACGATTCTCACGACCAACCTCCGTTTGCCCGAGCAAGCCGTCAGGTTCACGGAAAGCCTCGACGGGCGCATTCTCGACAGATACCGGGCGTGGCTGGTCAACGGGGACAAGTGGGGGTCCACACTTCGAGATAGGAGACCAGATGCCTAGCACCCAAACCCTGCCCCTCGAAGATTTGATTGATCTGCTCAAGGGGGAGCAGAGAGGCTCGTCCCTCTACCTCGAATGCTTGGCTGATTTCCAGGAGCGTTGCAAGTGGGGGAAGGTCAAGCTGGATGTCGCCCACGGGGTCTACCGGGCTCTCTATGACGGCGAGATCGAGACCTTGATGCTGACCTTTGAGAAAAAGGAGCTCTTCACCTGCCACGGTCAAGGCTGGGAGGATTTCGTTCTCGCCTCCCCGGAAGCGATCGCCTCGGATCGTGTGTTCGGCGATCTCGTCAAGCACTACCTTTTTATGACCGGGCGCGAGAACGAGGAGCGGTTCAAGCACATCCTGGCCTTCATCGCCTGGAAGGTTGATCCCCCGGTCGGCAATCGAGAAAACTGGCAGACCGAAAATGGTCAGCTCGTAAATCCCAACGACCTCAAAGGCCCTCAACGTTCGCTCTATGAAACCGAAAAGGCAAGATTCGAGCGGGCGATGGCTGTCTGGGGATTCTAGGAGATCAAAGTGAACGACCATCCGTACACGACCGAGGACGAGACGCGCATGAAGCCCCTGGCTGTGCGCGTTTTTGATCTCATGCAGGACGGGGAGTGGCGAACGCTTTTTGAGATCGCCGACATCCTCAAGGTCCGCAACACGGGCAGCATCGCCAGCAGGCTCCGCGACTTCAAAGCCAGCGGGGCCTTCACCTATGAGCGTCAGCACGTCCCCGGCCAGCCCGGGGTCCACAAATACCGGCTCCTCCGGATTCATTCGGGGCAGCTTTCCCTCGAGGTCCACGCATGATCGCCGAGTGCGACGTCCCTTTTCATGTCCAGGTGAACGGGATGTTCTCCCCGACACCCGAGATCAAGAAGCTTCGGGCTTCCAAGATCGGGAAGCTTTTCGTCCACCCCACTTTGTTCTGGGCGGATCAGGTCGGCCCGGGCTTCACCGTGAGCCACAAAAGCGGCCTTGCCCTTGTCCGGTGCGATAGCCACATCCTCGCTTGCGATGCCGCCGTTCTCCTCAACAAGCACGACGACTGGGGATTCGACGAATTGGCCGACATCCCCCCGGCGCGTGTGGAGGAATTGCGGGCCGTGGTCAAGCAGGTCACCCAAAGCCACGGGAGGAAATCCTGATGTCGGATGCTGACGATCTCTACGGGAAGGATCTGTTCGGGAATCCCATCGTCCCAGAAAGCCGGGGAGTGGTCTCGACAACTTCATCATGCCTCCGTTCACGGTCTTCAACGCCCGCGAGGGATTCTGGCAGGACCGCAAGCGGCGCTGGATCTCCTACGGGATCAAGAGCGAAGTGGGCCGGGATGCGAAGGCTTTCAACAACGACGCATGGATGGCCGAGAAAGCTGACGGCACGGTCAATGATGCGAACGGGGTGAGCGTTTTCGACCCGGTGCTCTGCGAGATCCTCTATCGTTGGTTCACGCCCAAGGCCGGGCTGATTTTGGACCCGTTTGCTGGCGGGAGCGTTCGCGGTGTTGTCGCCTCGCTCTTGGGCTTTCAATACTGGGGGTGCGATCTCCGGGCCGAGCAAGTCGAGGCGAACCGGGAGCAAGCGAGGACGATCTGCAAGGGCCTCCAACCCATCTGGGTCTGCGGGGATTCGAGGGTCAAGCTGGAAGAAGCCCCCAAGGCCGACTTCTTGTTCTCATGCCCGCCCTACGGTTCCCTCGAAAAGTATTCCGACATGGCTGAAGATCTCAGCGCGATGGGGCACGACGACTTCCTCAACGCCTACGCCGACATCATCCGGTCCGCATGCGAAAGGCTGCACGACAACAGGTTCGCCTGCTTCGTCGTCGGGGATTTCAGGGACGGCCGAGGGCTTTACCGCAACTTCGTCTCGGACACCATTCAGGCGTTCAGGCGGGGGGGGCTCGGCTATTACAACGAGGCGATCCTTTTGACTTCCGTTGGCTCGGCTTGCATGAGGGTGACGAAGCAGTTTGAGGCATCGCGCAAATTCGCCAAGGTTCACCAGAACGTTCTGGTGTTCGTCAAGGGCGATCCATCCAAGGCGGCCAAGGCGATCAATAAGGAGGGACTATGAGCGAAACTCACTACCTCAAGGTCTGGCCTCTCTACTTCGGGCCGCTGGCGTCATGGGTCAAGAGCTTCGAGGTCCGCACCGAAGACGACCGGAGGTTCGAGGTCAATGATGTTCTGGTTCTTCGTGAGTGGGACCCGGCGCTGTATCTCCCCAAGCAAGACCCCGGGCAGGACGCCAAGGCGAAGGAGGCCGCCTACACCGGACGCAAGATTTTCCGGCGCGTGTGCTACGTCCTTCGGGACGGGGTGAGCTACAAAGACAGGCCAGCCGCAGTCCTGGGCCTGGCAGACTGTGGGAGGGGATGATGCCGCGACTGCAATACATTCACCATCGTTTCGGGGCTCGGGCTTCCTGGTTGATTGAAACGGCAAATTCGATCATTGAAGAATACAGAGCCCAGGGGTTTGAGCTCACCCTTCGTCAGCTCTACTACCAATTCGTCAGCCGCGACATCATCCCCAACAATCAGCGCGAGTATAAAAATCTCGGCAGCCTCATCAATGACGCTCGCCTGGCCGGGCTGGTTGACTGGAACGCCATCATCGACAGAACGAGAAACTTGCGGACCCTTCAGCATTGGAATTCACCCTTCGAAATTATGAAGGCCGTCTCTTTCAGCTACCGCGAGGATAAGTGGTCGCGGCAGTCGACCAGGGTTGAGGTCTGGATTGAAAAGGACGCGCTTGTCGGGGTGATCGAGGAGGTGTGCAACACAAACGACGTTCCGTTCTTTTCGTGCCGTGGGTATGTGAGCCAATCGGAACTCTGGGCCGCTTCGCAGAGGTTCAACGGTTATCAGGAAAGGGGACAGGAGGTTCTTGTTCTCCACTTCGGGGACCATGACCCGAGCGGAATAGATATGACCAGGGACATCACGGACAGGTTGGCTTTGTTTTCTGACGACCATCAAGGGGTGAGCGTTGAACGCATGGCCCTCCACTATGCTCAAGTCAAGGCTTTAAAGCTTCCCCCGAATCCGGCGAAATTGACCGACAGCCGTTCCCGTGGTTACATCGCTGCCCACGGATCATCTAGCTGGGAGCTTGATGCCCTTGAACCCAAGCGTCTCGTCAAAATGATTCAGCAAGGCATTGATTCGGTGAGGGATGAGGCCGAGTGGGAAGAGGCTATTGCCAGAGAGGAAAAAGCTAAAGCCCAACTTCAGGGCATCGCCCAAAAACTGAGGAAGTGATGAACCAAGAATCGCTCCCCCTAACTGGCGGGAAGGAAGGTCGGCCGAAGGGAACCTGCAAAGGCTCCCTCTACTGCATCGCCATCCCCGAGGTCAACTGCATTGGGTGCGGCGAGAAGATCTGCAAGGGGCACCAGAGGCACTGGCACGACAGACATCCCCAATGCTCAACCGGAATGTCTGTCCCCCTTCCCTATTGCATCAACTGCATCCCTTCCCCTTACTTCATCGTCCGCATTCGTCGTGCCTTCAATATGGGCATCTACGGAGGCACGCTGAAGTCTGACGCCCCGCCCTGGATAATCGAGGCATACGAATGTGGGGAAGGCGCTGTCAGATAGAAGGATCACTTGGCCCGAGGAGAATATGGCAAGCAAGCGACGATTCAGGAGAAATTCCTGCACGGGAAAGCAGAGGCACAAAACGAAAGACGAGGCGATCGGTCACGCGACAGCGCTCTTGAAAGGCGGGCACGGATTTCTAAGGGTCTACTTCTGCCACTTCTGCAACCACTTTCACGTTGGACATAGGTGAGAAGGGGGTTCTATGGCTGTAAGAAAGAAAAATCCTGCTCCGAAGGTTCCTGAATTTCCCAAGGTCGTTGAGACGTTCAGGTGCCTGGGGGCTTATGAGATGAGCAACATTGCCGGGGCTGGGTGGGCCGAACCTAGTTGTTTCAATGGGTCTGTTTCAATTCACCGATATCGTGTCACGGTGGAATTGATCGATGAGCCGAAGGAAGTCCTGGCCGAGAGGCTTCTCAATCTTTGGAGGAATTGCGACAATCACCATCACATCGACCCCCTCAGGTGGACCGCTCGAGAAATAGGGATCGAGCTTGACTTATCCGAGTTCGGAAAATTCAGAAAGGGATGACATGGACATTCAGAAAAGGGCGCGGGATGCGCTCGAGCAATACCTCCAGCAAGGAGACCTCGAAGGGCTCGCCCGGGTGATGGCCTGGGCAAACGTGCCCTCCCTGACGAGGAGAACAAACTCGGGTACGATCATCATCACACTTACGGGAGGTCAGCATGAGCAAGGGCAAGTCACTCAAAGAACGCCACGCCGAGGCGCAGAAGGCCAAGGCTGAGAAGAAGGAGCCGGAGATGCCGGAGACGGGGGCGGATGTGCTCCAGAAGATCGAGATCCGGTTCAAGGGTTCGATCACGACCCAGGTCTCCGAGCTCTATGAGATCCAGGGCGACTTCAAGGAGCTGTCGCCGATGAACGAGCGCCGCCTCCGTGGCGAGCTTCTGCGCTTGGGGATCTGCGAGCCCTTCACCGTCTGCGAGCGCGAGGCCGGGGGTTACTACCTCCTCAACGGCCACCAGCGGTTCAAGGTGCTCAAGGGCCTGATGAAGGACGGGGCGATGGAGGCGACGGTGGATCTGCCCTGCAACGTCGTCGAGGTTGACGACGAGAAGCAGGCAGTCCAGATCTGCCTCGCCTTGACCTCGCAGTACGGCACCGTCACCCGCAAGGGGCTCTCGACGATGGCGAAGAAGGCGAAGCTCGACATCGACGATCTGCAGGATCGGTTCAACTTCCCCGACCTGGACCTCGCCGATCTGAAGAAGGAGATCGAGAACGAGGGCGAGGAGAAGCCCAAGAAGAAGCCCAAGAAGGAAGGGGACGGCGACCGGGTGAAGAAGGTCAAGTGCCCGAAGTGCAAGCACCAGTTTGAAGTGCGGGCATGAGTCCCCAGGCGGCGACTCCCCACTTCTCTTCGGTGGCTGCCGCCTCTTTTCTTCATGCGCTAGAGGTTGAGCTGGGCGGCGATGTCCGTCTCGAAACAGAAATGTTCGCGGCGCTTCATGTCGTCCGGCTCAAGCTCAAGGAGGTGGGGCTAGTGCCCGTCCAATACAAGATTGAGGTCGCCTGCTTGGCGCGGCCAAAGCTTGAAGTGGACGGTTGATCGAAGGGCTCGCTCCAAAAGGGCGAGCCCTTTTTCTTTGACAACGGGGGTGGCTTGGATGTATATACGGGCCGTGGGGAGGAAGGGGCGCGTGAAGCTCGCGAAAAAAGCCGAGGCGCTCCGCATCTATTTTGACCGCCACGCTCTTGACTGCTTCAACGAGACGGTGGCCTATTGCCAAATCTGCTCGGGCCTCATCAAACCAGGACAGGCTGATCCGTGCCATAAGCGGAAGGCCAGCCTCTGCGGTGGGGAAGAGCCCTCAAACATCATCGCGGGACATCGCCGCTGCCATCAATGGGCTGATCGGACCCTAGAGCGCCGACAGGTCTTGGAAGGCTGCGGCGTTAGCGTCCTAACCGGAGGCGTCATCCAATGGCCGCCACACCTAAAAGAAAGTCTGCTCAAGTGGCTGACACTCGGGGAGGACCCTTGCCCGTTCAAGTCGTGAAGTTCCCTGCATCCCTCAGGGCCGCCCGGGAAAAGCTCGGGGTGAGCCGTGTCGAGCTCGCCGACAAGTCGGGGCTTTCCGTCGCCACGATCGAGGGGATCGAGCTCAAAGGCACCCTTCCTTCCCTGGCCACATACTACCGGCTCTGCGAGGCTTTGAAGATCTCGCCCGGCCCCATCTTGAGCGCGAAATGATCCGCCTTGCCCTGGATCTGAGCACGACGGCAACCGGCTGGGTTGTTGCCGAAGACGGGAAAATTTTGAAGATGGGGACCATCAAGCCAAAAAAAGGGTGCCTTGGGAGCAAGTTCCAATTCACCTGCGAGGCTGTCGGGGGCTTGATCGAAGAATACAAGCCTTCCGTTGTCTTGATCGAAGAGCTGACGCACTTCACCGGTGCCCCTACCGTTCGGGCGTTGGCCGGGATTCAGGGGGCGATCCGCTACCACCTTTGGACGCTGTTCGAGATGGACGTTGAGATGGTCCGGGTAAGCGAGGCCCGAAAGGTTCTCGGGATCAATCAGGGGCGCAAGGCGAGCGAGCGTGGCCCCGGCTTCGAGAACATCATCAAAGACCGGGTGCTCGAAAAGGTGCGGGGCTTGGGCATCCATGCCGAGGACTACGATCAAGCCGACGCGGTTGTCATTCTCCTGGGGGCGTGATGGTGAAAAGGGAATGGGAAGGGTCCGAGCAGCTCAAGCCGCTCCTCAAGGGGATCGACTTTTTAAAGCCGGACAAGAAGAACGCCAGAAAGCATGATGAGCGGAATCTGAAGGCCATTGAGGACAGCCTCAGGCTTTTCGGGCAACAGAAGCCCATCGTGGCCCTAAAGGATGGCACTGTCATAGCGGGCAACGGAACCCTGGCGTCCGCGAAATCCCTCGGGTGGAAGAAGCTGGCCGTGGTGCTTTTCGAGGACGCGAGGAAAGCCCGGGCCTATGCCATCGCCGACAACAGGACCGGCGAGCTTTCTTCATGGGACCGGGACATCCTCGTCGACTCCCTCAAGGGGATCAAGGCCCTTGACCTCAAGCTGGAGGACATCGGCTTTCTGGACTCCGAGATGGCCGATCTTCTCAAGGAGCCTTCCTCCGGGGGCTATGGCAACATGACGACCTCCGGCTCTTTGACCGAGAGGTTCGTCGTCCCGCCGTTCAGCGTCCTCGATTCCAAGGCCGGATATTGGCAGGAGCGGAAGCGGGCCTTGCTCGAGGCTATGGGCGAGATCGGGGGGACAAGGGAGAACGCCCTCAAGCACAATCCCAACCTTGGGGAGATCCATTCCGGCACCAGCCTTTTCGATCCGTGCCTCGCGGATGTCCTGCTCTACTGGTTCTGCAAGCCGAAGGGGAGGGTGCTTGACCCGTTCGCTGGCGGGCCGGTGCGCGGGGTCATCTCGAAGCTCAGGGGGCACCACTACCTGGGGATCGAGCTCAGGAAGGATCAAGCCGACATCACGCGGAAAGCCTGCGACAAGTTCAAGGCCAAGGGCAGCGCGAACATCATCACGGACACCTCGGAAAACCTCCTCAATCACACCGCGCCCGAGACCTGCGACATGGTTCTCACCTGCCCGCCCTACTATGACCTCGAGGTCTATTCGAAGGACGCCCGCGACCTTTCGGCCTTCAAGACCTACGCCCAATTCAGGGAAACGATGAAGCGCATCCTGACTGATGCGGCCGTGGCCCTGAAGCCCAACTCGTTCTTCTGCATCGTCGTCTCGGAGATCCGGGACAAGAAGACGGGGGTCTACCGGAACTTCGTCGGGGACACGATCTCCCAGCTCCAAGGGGCGGGGCTCCACTTCTACAACGACATGATCCTCCTCAACACGGCCGGGACGGCCCCGCTTCGAGCGAACAACCTCATGGCGGCCCGCAAGGTCGTCAAAATCCACCAGAACATCTTGGTCTTCTACAAAGGCAATCCCGCCGAGATCAAGAAGCACTTCCCTAAGATCGAAACCGCCACTTCGGAGGAATAATGACCCCCGTTTTCCCTTTCTGGATGTGCCCCCTTGCCCTGCTCGTCGGTTTCGCTCTCGGCGTCCTTTTCCGCTGGTTCGTCGAGGTGGGCTACGAGAAGCGGGAGCCGTTGAAGGAACAAGACCTCCCGCCCGTCCATCCCATGTGCCGCTGCACCCCGGAACCCAAACAAGGGAAACGAGCCGATGGAGTAGTCGAGTTAGTCATCGACAAGAAAACGCTCTATTCCGACCCCAATCTCAAGGCCCTGTTCAGTCATGTTGAGGCCGGGAAACATTTGGCCGAGAAGAAAGTGAGGCGCAGCCGTGGGTGACTACTCGAATATCGGCAAGGGCATCCAGTCGCTCATGGAAACCGGGTGCCTCCTGCTGCTCATCTCCTTGCCCTTGGCGGCGTGGAAGGTCCTGGACATCATCATCTGGGCCTGTGACCACCTCCGCATCTCATGGGAATGACCATGTCCTCGGTCTGCGAGTGCTGCAAAGGGTCGGGATTCCACAACGCCGGGCCGCCCCGCCTTGCGCACATCATCTTTCAAGGTCAGATCATCCACGCCCTTGTTCAGAATGCGCTCCCCTGCAGTGCGTGTGGCGGGACAGGCCTAGAAGGTCTGAAGAGCTACCCATCCCCAAGGGAAGTCCTGGCAAGCGCATCCCGTAACAGGAACTGATGGAGGCCCCATGCCAGCCAAAGGAACGGTCAAATTCAAGATAACCCAACAAATCCTTGAGAAAGTAGAGAACCTCGCAGCCCGAGGTCTCGACCACGAGGACATTGCCCTTTCCCTTGGCATTGCTCGGGGGACGCTCTTCGCGCTCAAGAAGAGAAATGCCGACTTCGATGACGCGATCCGCCGTGGAAAATCAAAGGGAAAGACCCACTTGCTGAATGCGACCTTCAGGCGGGCCTTGAACGACAAGCACCCGAAGGCGCATGAGGCGGCCCGGTTCCTTCTCACGCATTCCCACGGGATGCACGAGACGGTCCATCAGCACCACACGGGGGCGGTGGCCCAGGTCCCGGTCAAGCCCAAGCCTGCGCGGACGTTGACGGATGCCGAGCTTGAGGCGATCATCCAAGGAAAGCCCTCCTCGAACAAGCAGGGGGATTGATGCCCCACACCCCGGAGCAGATTGAAGCGGCGAAGGAGCTGAAGGCCCGGCGCGATGCGCGTTCGGGCCTCATCCATTTCGGCCGCTACTGCATCCCTGGGTTCGTTGCGAAGCCGTTCCACACCCTCATCGCAGGGGCGCTTCAGCGCTTCTCGGAGGGGTTGGTCAAACGGCTGATGATCTTCGCCCCTCCCCAGCATGGGAAGAGCTGGCTTAGCTCCTACCTATGCCCCGCCTTTCATCTCGGTCAAAACCCTGACCACAAAATCATCCTCGCATCCTATGGTTCGGACAAAGCCTTGGACTTCGGCCGCTCGATCCGTGATCTGATGGCCGAGCAAGAATTCAATGACCTCTTCCCGGGTGTGCGCCTTGCCGAGCATAGCAAGGCGGCCGGGCGGTTCGACGTGCAGCAGGAGATCGAGGGCCGGTGGTGGCGTGGCGGCTCCTTCTTCGCCGTGGGCGCAGGGGGGCCTATCACGGGCCGTGGTGCCCACCGGGCGATCATCGACGACCTGATCAAGGGCTACGCGGACGCCTATTCGAAGGCGGCCCGCGAGAAGGTTTGGAAGTGGTACACGAACGTCTTGATGACCCGTCTTGCCGGGGATGAGGCCGGGGTGTTGATCCTCAACACGCGCTGGCATGAGGACGACCTCTGCGGGCGGCTCCTCAAGGAAATGAAAAACGGCGGGGAGCGATGGGAGGTCATCAGCATTCCGGCCTTGGCCCAGTCGCGGGACGTGTTGGGCCGCAAGCCCGGGGAAGCCCTCTGGCCGGAGATCTTCAGCGCCGACTTCCTCAAGGCGGCCAAGCGGCGCGACCTCGCCACCTTCAATGCCCTCTACCAGCAAGACCCGAGCCCCGAAAGCGGCATCTTGATCCACAGGGACTGGCTGCACCTTTGGCAGAAGCCTCCCAAGGAACTGGACGAGGTGCTCATCTCCTGGGACTTGGCTTTCAAGGGCGAGGAGACGTCAAGCCGCGTGGCCGGGCAGGTCTGGGGGCGCAAGGGCTCCAACTTCTTCCTGGTGGATCGGATCACCAGGCACATGGAATTCACCGAGACCCTGGACGAATTCATGGAGCTGATGCGGCGCTGGCCGGAAGCCCGGGCGAAGCTGGTCGAAGACAAGGCGAACGGCCCCGCCCTCAACAGCCTTCTCAAGAAGCGCGTCCCCGGGCTCATCATGGTCCCGGTCAACAAGGACAAGGTGAACCGCCTCCGGGCCGTGGCCCCCCTCTTCAAGGCCGGGAACGTCTACCTCCCCGATCCAGCCGTCCGCCCTTGGGCGGCCGAGGTGATTGAAGAGCTTGTTAAATTCCCGAATTCGGAATATAACGACGACGTAGACGCCACGACTCAGGCTTTGGCCTATTGGTCGGTGCCGGAGCAAGGTAACGAAGCCAGCTTTGAACCCTGGGAGGAGTAGCCATGCCTGAGAAATTCAAGGTCGTCCGGTCGATGCGGCCCCAAGCCCCGCGTGGGGAAAGGGCGCTGATGGATTCCCTGAGCGCTTCGCTCGCCCCACAGAAGGCCCCTGTGATCGCCAGCCCGGCCGTCGTCAAGCCCAGCCAGCCGATGACGGACGGATGGGCCAACCTGCTTACGGGCCTTGGCAGGGCCGGGCGTGACAAGCGTACGGCCAACCAGGCCACCTACGGCTTGGCCCTTCCCGAATCAGTGGCCGAGGATCTCTACGCCGCCGATTCCACCGCCCGGCGCATCGTCGAGCTCCTCCCCTCGGAAGCCCTGCGCGAATGGCTGACGTTCGATGACGAGAAGCTCGGCAAGCCCGTCCAGGCCGAGCTTGATCGGCTTCAGGTCCAGGACCGCTTGCTCCATTCCTGGGTCGATGCCCGGCTCTATGGCGGCGCTGGCCTTTTTATCAACGACGGAACCCCGGTCGAGCAATTGGCCCGGCCGCTGCGGGCCGAGAACCTGGATCGGATCATCAGCTTGACGAAGCTCAACCGCTGGGAGCTCTGGACCTGGGCGACCGACATCCACCGGGACATCTCGCACCCGAGTTTCGGCCTTCCCTCGCACTACCATCTTTTCCCCCGTATGGCCTTCGGGCAGGTCTCCATCCGTGTCCATGCCTCCCGGATCATCCGCTTCGACGGCAAGCGTCTCCCGCGCCTGCTTTTCATCCGCAACAACTTCTGGGGCGACAGCGTGTTGACCGCCCTCTTCGAGCGCCTGGGCGACTACAAGATGTCCGGGGCAGCCATCGCGGCCATTCTGACGGACGTGCGCCTTCTGGTCTTGAAGATGAAGGGCTTGACCCAGGCCGTTGCTGCCGGGCAGGAAGTCAACGTGCAGCGGAAGCTCGAGCTGATGAATGCGGCGAAGAGCATCATCGGTGCCCTGGCGATCGACGCCGATGACGACGTGGACTACCATAGCTCGACCCTCCAGGGCGTGGCTGATCTGGTGGACAAGGTTGGCCGCTTCCTCCAGGCCGAGACGGACATCCCGCACACGATCCTCTTCAACGAAAGCCCCTCGGGCTTGGGCGCGACCGGAAGGAGCGAGGAGCGGCAATGGTATGACCATGTGGCCGCGCAGCAGCGCAACTACCTCAAGCCCCGCTTTGACCAGATCATGAAGCTCATCTTTGCCCAGAAGCGCGGGCCGTTCGGCGGGGCCGAGCCGGAAAACTGGAAATACACCTTCAACCCGCTTTGGCAGATGAACGACAAGGAAAGGGCCGAGGTCGAGAAGCTGGAGGCCGAGACGGATGATCTGCGGATCAACAGCGGCATCCGCACCCCGGAGACGATCCAGAAGGCCCGCTTCCCCCAGGAAGCTCTTGAAGGCGCTCCAGAAGTTCTGGATCTCAACCTGAACTCGTTGGACCCCGAAGATGACCAAAAGCCCGCAAACACTGTCAAAGGGGCCAAGGCAGCGAAGCCCGCGACCGCGAAGCCGGAGTAGGGTCAACCGCCGCTTGATCCACCCCCATGCTCAGGAGCAGGCATACGCGAGGGCGCTCTATCCTTTCGCGGACGCCTGCTACCGGGCTTTGATGAAGGCCATCCAGAACTACGCCATCGGGCGGACCGGCGTCTCAATCCCCCACATGGATAGCTTCGCCTCAGACCTTCGCTACCTCGGGCGCACTGCTGAGCGGGAAGTCTTCAGGATCTGGGACAAGCAGATGCTCGCGGCCATCGCCGCGAATGCAGCGGCCGGGACGAACAAAAGCAACCGGAGGCAGGTGGCCCGGGTCTTGGCCGATGTGCTGGCCGTTCGCCCCTGGGCGCTGGAGATGGCCGAGCCTGAAATCCGGGCGTTGACGAAAGGCTTTGTCCTCGAGAACGTCGACCTCATCAAGGCCATCCCCGAGAAATACTTCGGGGGCATTCAAGCGAAGGTCGAGAAGGCGCAGCGGGAAGGGACGCGGGTTGAGACCCTGGCGAAGGAGCTTTCCGAGACTGCCGGGATGACCCGCCGCCACGCCCGGCTCATCGCCCGGGATCAGGTCGGGAAGCTTTTCGGGGACATGAACAAGATCAGGCAACAGAAGGCGGGCATCTCCAGGTTCGTCTGGCGCACGATGCAGGATGAAAGGGTCCGTGAAGAGCACGAAGCGTTAGACGGCGAGGAGTTCTCCTGGGATGATCCCCCCGGCGAGGGAATCCCCGGCGAGCCGATCCAGTGCCGATGCACCGCTGAACCCGTCCTTGAGGAACCCTGATGCCCAAGGCCAAGCGCAAGCCCTGCAAGAACCGCTTCTGCAAGAACACCGTGTCCCTCGACAAAGCCTATTGCTCGACGTGCTACGAGCAGGGCCATCTCGTCGGTCCGAAGCGGCCCCTGAAGGACGAGGATTTGAAGCTCCTCTCGCTTTCCTTGGTGCAAAGGCCCCACTTCGAGCAAGGCAGGTAAGCCCCCGGAAGACCCCTCAGGCCGCCCCTCACCGGGCGGCCTTTTTTTGTGCCCAGTGAAAAATTCTTTTGACAGCACCCCGGCCCGGGTCTAAAACGCGCCCATGAAGACGCCCATGACATCGGTGCTTGTTTTCGACAACGCTCCCCTGGCGGCGAAGCCCCAGCGAAGCCCTGAGGGCTTTTTGACCGCTGTCGTGAACGCAACGCGGGTCGGCGTGATGATGTACGACGGGGCGCAGTTTGGGCAGGAGCCCGGCAAGATGGTCCGGGTCCTTCGCTTGCCGGATGACGTGTTCGATCCGGCGAGCATGGAGACCCTGAAGGGCAAGCCGCTCACCGATCAGCACCCCCCCGAGCTTCTCACGGCCGAGACGGCGAAGAAATACATGGTCGGCAGCACGACGCAGCAGGTGGCCCGAAGCGGCGACTTCCTCCAGACCGGCATCTCGGTCTTCAACGCCCCGACCATTGACGGCATCGAGTCCGGGGCGATCGAAGTGAGCTGCGGCTACCTGGCCGACATCATCCCCGGGGGCGGCGTTCACCCCCAATTCGGCGAGTATGATTTCCAGCAAGTCAACATCCGCCACAACCATTTGGCGGTGAACCTGGAAGCGGGGCGAGGCGGCCCCGAAGTCAAGGTGCTGATGGACAGCGCCATCACCCCCCGCAAGGAGAAATCCACCATGAAGATCAAGCTGGGCGACAAGGAATACGAGGTGCCGAGCGAGCTGGGCGATGCTCTGAAAGGGCATCTCGACGGCCTCACCACTCAGCACCAGCAGGAGATGGACGAGCTGAAGGGCAAGCTCGACAAGCTCGAGGCCAACGCGAAGAAGACCCGCGACGGCGAAGAGGGCGAGGAGGGCGAAGAGGAGGAGCTCGAGAAGCTGGCCGAGGACGACGATGACATCGACCTCGAGAAGTGGGCCAAGGAAGAGGCCGCCGAGCACGGCGACGACAAGGCCAACAAGGACATGGGCCACAAGGACCACATCTACGCGGACAGCCTGAAGAGCAAGAGCCCGCTGCTCCGCAAGATCGCCGAGAAGCTCGACACCCTCAAGGGCCAGCGCAACCAGCTTTTCCGCCAGACCCGCAAGTCCAACATGGACTCGATCGATCCCGTCAAGGCGGGCGAGGCCTTCAAGAAGCGGGCCGAGGTCGTGGCCGTGGCCTACGAGATCATGGATTCGGCCGAAGCCGACAAGCTGCTCTCGCTGCCCGAAGCCGAGGTCAAGAAGGCCGTCGTCCTGGCCCTCAACCCGAAGCTGGACATGACCGGCAAGAGCGGTGCTTTCATCGACGGCATGTTCGAGGCCATCGCCCTCTCGAACAAGCCCTCCAACGTGGGCGAAGTGCTCGGCCGGATGCTGATGCCCGTGCAGGACGGGCAGGGTTCGGCCGGAACCCCCCAGGCTGCGAAGCCCTGGGAGAAGAAGCCCCTTTCCGCCCACAAGTCCTAACCCCTTCCATCCGCTAGGAGAAGAACATGAACCTCCCCCACCCGTTCTACCAGAACCCCTTCCCGGGCATGACGGCGCAGGCGACCTACGACTACAACTTCGCCCTGCCCTGGCCGGGAACCCCCGGTGACGGCTCGCAGGCCCAGGACTTCATCACGGGCATCAACGAGACCGTCTACCTGCCCTTCGGCGTGCTCGTCAGCCGCGACGTGCCGAGCGGCGACAACCACGTCAAGCTGCCCGCCGCCGAGGGCGACCTCGCGATCATCGCTGGCATCGTCGTCCGCACCGGGGCGATGGAGACGCGCCGCGACGGCTACCCCCCGAGCTACGCCCCGAAGATCCCCGTCAACATCCAGAAGCAGGGCCGCGCCTATGTGGCCCCGGAGACGGCGGTGGTCAAGGGCGGCGCGGTCTACTGCCGCGTCGTGGCGAACAGCCCCCTCGTCCAGCTCGGTGCCCTGCGGGCCGACAACGACGGCGGCAACGCCGTGCTGGTCCCGAACATGAAGTGGGGCAGCTCGCAGGCCTCGCCCTCCCAGCCCGCCCTGGTCGAGTTCAACTTCCTGGGCCAGTAAGCGGCCCTCCTTCTCGGAGAAAACGATGTCCAACCTCCTCATCAACAAGGGCCTGGGACACTTCGGCGGCCGTCAGGTCGGCCTGGTGCCGGGCCTCGCCAACAAGGCGAACCGTCCTTTCCTGGACGCCGCCGAGAGCACCTTCTTCCTGCGCCAGCTCGAGCACATCAAGACGCAGGTCATCGACATCGAGTACGCGAAGCTCAAGGCTTCGCTGCTCCTGCCGGTGAGCACCGAAGTCCGGCCGGGTGCCGAGTACTGGACCTGGCGGCAGTTCGACAAGACGGGCCGCGCGAAGGTCATCCGCGACTACGCGAAGGACCTGCCCCGCGTCGACGTGCTCGGTGCCGAGTTCATCAACAACCCCATCGTGTCCCTGGGCGACTCGTTCGGCTACAACATGAACGAGATCCGCAACGCCCAGTACACGGGCTTCCCTCTCGACCAGCGCCGCGCCATGACGGCCGTCGAGGCGATCCTGCGGCTGGAGGACGACCTGGCCTTCTTCGGTTCGGCCGAGGATGGCTTGTTCGGCTTCCTGAACAACAGCGTGATGGGCGAAGCCGTCCTCCCGGCCGTTGGTGCCGGTGGCCTGACGCAGTGGGCCACCAAGACCGCCGACCAGATCCTGGACGACCTCAACCTGCTGCCCCGCACCATCGTCACCACGTCGAAGGAGGTCGAGATCCCCGACACGATCCTCCTGCCCACCAACGCCTACCAGATCGCGTCGACGAAGCGCATCGGCCGCGACAGCAACATGACGGTCCTGAAGTACTTCCTCGAGACCAACCCCTACATCAAGGACGTCGAGAGCCTGCCGAAGCTGGCGGGCATCGGGGCGCTGGGCTCGGACCGCATGATCTGCTACGAGCGGAACCCGATGAAGCTCGAGATGATCCGGCCGATGGCCCCCACGCAGTACGAGCCGGAGAAGGAGAACCTGGAGTACAAGGTGGCCCTCGAGAGCCGCTTCGGCGGCGTGGTCATCTACAAGCCCAAGAGCGTCATCTTCGCGGATGGCCTCTAAGGCAAGCTGAACGAAAGGGGGAGGGCACCCGCCCTCCCCCTCACCCTTTCGCCCTGGAGACAATCATGCCCTGGCTCAACTGGAAACCCAGCCGTTCGCTTTACCTGCACCCGGTCAACTCGCTTGGCGGCCTCAACAGCCAGCTCACCGACCCCAACAGCAGGCTCACCCCGGAACAGATCAAGGAGATGGTCGCGGCCCCCGCCAGCCTCGAGCTGAAGCAGGGCCTGGGCTTCTACCCCGACAAGCTCTGGGATGCCGTCAAGAGCGGCCCGATCGTGCAGGCCCACATCTCGAACGGGGATCTCATCGTCGTCACCAACGCTATGGCCGGTGACAAGGGCAAGGAAGCCGCCAAGCCCGCGAAGAGCCTCCCGGAGGATCTCGGCGAGATGGGCGTCAATGACGCCGTGGAGTTCGCCGAAGGCTGCCATGACGTCGAGCAGCTCGAGGCGTGGCTGCAGGCCGAGAAGGAATCCAAGAAGCGCGGCAAGGTTCTCGAAGCCCTCGAGGCCAGCCTGAAGCGCGAGGCCAAGGACAAGCAGGAGTAGGACGTGCTGACCGTCTCGAGCGCATACTTCAACAGCGTCTTCCCCGAGCTGGCAAGCACTCCAGCCGCGACGGTGGACGCCTTGAACGCCCCCTGTCGTGTCTACGTCAGCGAGGCGAAGTTCGGGGATTCCGGGCAGTATGCGCTCGCGCTGGTCATCGCCCACAACATCGCCCTGGGAATGACGAAGGGCGGGGGGCCGGTGACCTCGGAAAGGGTCGGGGACGTTTCGGTCGGATACGCCGCCCTTCCCACGACAACCGCGATGCACATGACGAGCTACGGCCAGCGGTTCCTTGAGCTGGCCAGGATGCTGAGCATCCCGATCGTGACCGATGGCATGTCGGGGGCCATCCTCCCGCAGCCCTTCGGTGGGCTCCAGCCGACGTGGCCCGACCGGCCGCCCGGGAACGGATACACCTGGGGGGCATGATGGGCGCGGTGACGAAGGACACCTTCACGGATTTCGGGAAACGGATTCAGAAGGAGTTCGACGCGCTCAAGAAGAAGCCCTACGTCAAGGTCGGCGTCACGGGCGCGAAGGCCTCGCAGAAGCACGAAGGGGAAGAGGCGACGGTTGCCGAGATCGCGGTCTTCAACGAATTCGGGACGACCAGCGCTGACGGAAAGAAGCTCATTCCTGCCCGGCCGTTCCTCCGGCAAACGATCGACAAGCTGGGGGCGGCCTGGGATCAGGAAGGGGATCTGGAGCGGAAGGCTGTCATCTCGGGCAAGCAGACCGTGGGCAAGGCCCTCGCCCGGATGGGGGAACGGATCAAGAAGGACATCCAGGAGACCATCCGAAGCGATGTCCCCCCGCCCAACGCCCCGTCGACCATCGAGGCCAAGACGGCAAGCCTGAAGGGCCGCAAGAAGCGGAAAGCTGAGATCGGGGCCGCCCTCGGCCAGGGGACGCTCCGAAATACCGGCCAGCTCTTGAACAGCATCTCTTACATGGTGGTCAATGAATCGCGCGATTGAACGGTTCGCGAGCACTTGGACCTACCGACGGCCTTCCCCTGATGTTCTTGTAAAAGGACGCAGGGAAGCCGGAGCCTTGGGCGAGCCCGTGGAGTTCAGGGCCTCCATTCAGCCCGTCCGAGGCCTCGAAATGCTTCTCGCACCTGAAGGGAAGCGCACCATCGAAACCGTTCGAATCTACACCGAGACGCTGCTCCAAATGCCTGACGAAAAGCAGCACCTCGACGGGGATCATGTGCAGTGGCAGGGGAAGTTCTTCAAGGTGCAGACCACCCAGGACTGGAACCAGCTCGCATCCCTCGGACACTACAAGTTCTATGCCGAGCGCATCGAGCCGGATACGGCCGCAGCTAGGAGCGAAACATGAGCCAGGTCAATCCGCAGCCGTTCAACGTCACCCTTTCCGGTGCTTCGACGCAGGTGCTGCCGGTCAATTCGCAGCGCCTCTTCCTGCAGATCCAGAACCTCGGCCCCGGCGAGGTGGTGTTCAAGTTCGACGGTGATTTCACCCCGGCGAAGTCCTCGATCCAGAGCATCTCCTTCTCGCGCATCCCCACCACGGGCTCGGCGGTCGTCATGCAGGGGGCCACGCCCCTTTGCACCATCGTCCCCGGGGTTTCGGCCGCCACGCTGCAGGGCGAGGTCGACGCGGCCCTCGGGGCTGGCAAGGTCGTCGTGACCGGCACCATCGCTGCGGGCTTCGTCTTCACTTTCATCGGGACGCTGGCCGACATCCCCCAGGAAGCCTTGACGATCGACAGCAACACGCTGGTCGACGAGACGACGGAACAAAGCGCGGTGCAGTACATCTCCTGGTCGGTCGCCCCCGAAGCGGGCACCTTCACCGTCACCTATGACGGGCAGACGACCCCCGACCTCCCCTGGGACACGGACGGGGATGAGCTGAAGGCGGCCTTGGAAGCCCTCTCCTCGATCGGGGCGGGGCAGATCGCCAGCGTGACCTATGATCCGGTGACGCGGGCCTATTCGGTGGCCTTCGGCGGCTCCTTGGCTGCCCAGCCGATCGAGCTGCTCGAAGTGACCAGCTCGGCGACGAAGACCTCTGAGATCGCGAGCGAGGTCAACAAGCTCTATGCTGCCCCGGCCCCGGTGCGCGGCACCTTCCAGCTCATCCACGAGGGCAATGCGACCTCGGAGCTGGCGTTCGGTGCGAGCGCGGGCACGATCCAAGCCGCCCTTGAAGCCCTGCCCTCCATCCAGTCGGGCAACGTGACCGTGACCGGCTCGAGCTTGGTGGCGGGCTTCACGATCACCTTCATCAACGACATGGAGAACATGCCGGTCATCCTGACGGCCTACTATCCGACCCCGACCCCGCTGCGCCTCGAGACGCTGGATGATGCCGACGACGGGGCCGACGTGAATCTGGCCCTGGTTCGGACCACCCCCGGGGCCGGGCCGATCGAATGCGTTCCGACCGTCACGACCCTGCAGGCTGGCGTGACTTCTTCGGCCGTGGTCGTGACCGTCGTGCAGTCCCAGCTCGGGGCGGTGGCCCCGACCGAGGGGATGCGGCTCATCGAGAACCAGATGATGACCTACGATTCGTCGGTGCCCATCGGCGACTTGTGGATGGCCGCGAACCAGAGCAACACGCTCGCTACGGTGTGGGAGGGCTAAGATGCCCTCGGCCCTGCAAGTCCAGGCCACCGGAAGCAAGGACGCCCGGGTTCGGTGGACCGACACGCAGGGGGAAGGCCCCCTGGTGATTCGCCGGGGGACCACCTCGTCATTCGGGGCCTCGTCGGTCATCGCCACGGTTCAGCCCGGAACCCAGGTCTACAACGATCACGCCCTGGCAGCATCGTCGTCATACTTCTGGTGGGTGGGGGGAGAAGGGCCGGTCTCTTTGGCGACCCCGGCCGCCCCGGTTGCGGGGCCGACGTTCGTCGCGCTTCAGGACGCGCTCTATGATTGGGCGGTGCTGATCCTTGGGGCCAACGTCGCGGTGATCTGGACGGATCAGAATTCCGACAAGCCCGAGAAGCCCTTCGTCTCGCTTTCGCTTTTCGGCCCCGAGAAAGTCCCCGGCACCGATCATTCGCAGGACAACGGGGAATCGCTCGGCGGGATGCGGCGCTACCGGCTGACGATCCAGGCCTACACCGATCCCCCGAGCCCGGACGGGGCCGTGGTGGACGCCTCCCAATACATGGCCGACTTGGTGGCATCCCTGGACGACGAGGTAGTGGTCTCCCAGCTTTTCGATTCGGGGGTTGGGGTCGGGGAAGTCTTCAGCCCGACCGATTTGAGCCAGCTCTTGAACACCAAGATCGAGCGCCGGGTGGCGCTTGACATCATGCTCAACGTCGCATCGAACGTCCCGGCCTTGCCGACCTACAGCATCGACAAGGTTCTTCCGCCGCAAGGCACTTTTCAGGAGTGAGCGATGGACATCTCGAACATCATCAACGTGAGCATCGCGGTCAGCGCCGCGACCGTCACCCAGAAGGGCTTCGGGACGCTGCACATCGTCGGGCAATCCGGCCGCTTCACCTCGGACACGGCCCGCGAATACACGAGCCTCATGGCCGTGGCCGCCGACTTCCAGACGGGCGACAAGGAGTACCTCCTGGCGCAAGCCTACTTCTCCGCCAACCCCCGCCCCGAGAAGGTGCTCATCTCGCAGATCGACGCGAGCGCCGCGCAGGTGGATGACGTGATCGCCGCGACGTTGGGGACCGGGGACTACACGGTGACGATCAACGGGCAGGCGGCCACGAAAAACTACGCGGTGGCCCCCGCCGACAAGTCGACCGTGGCGACCGACCTGAAGGCGGCCATTGATGCGCTGGCCCTGCCCGTGACCGTGGCGCTGCAGGGCTCGGCCCCCAACCAGAGCATCCGCATCACGGCGACGAAGACCGGCGTGACCTTCACGGATGTCGTCACGGCCAACCTGACCAAGACCGCGATCACCGCCGCGCACGGCCCCGTGACCGCCTTGACCGCCTTGCTGGCGGCCGGGTACACGGACTGGTTCGGCCTCATGCTCGCCTGGGACGCCGCGACCTCCGACGACTTCCTGCAGGTGGCCGCGTTCATCGAGACGCAGAGCTCCCAGCGCCTCTTCGGCATCCCCACGGATGACGTCGACGCCTTGGACCCTGCTTCGACTACCGACATCGCCTATCTGGTGAAGGCCGCTGCCTACAACTGGACCTTCGTCATGTACGACGACAACACCAACCTCGGGACGAACGTGGCCGCCTGGTTCGGGAAGATGCTCCCGGATGAGCCCGGCACTTCGAACTGGGCGAACAAGACGCTCACCGGGCAGATCGCGAGCGTCTTGACCGATTCGCAGATCTCGGCCCTTGAGGGCAAGAATGCGAACTACTACATCACCGTGGCCGGGCAGTCGCTGACCCGCAAGGGCACGGTCGCGGGCGGGTCCGGCCAGTGGATCGACGTCATGGTCGGCATCGCGTGGCTCCAGAGCATCATGCAGCAGGATCTCTTCACGGCCCTGGTCACGACGAAGAAGATTCCCTACACCGACGCGGGGATCGCTTCGGTCTGCTCGATCATCCGGGCCGACCTGGACACGGCGGTCTCGCGCGGCGTCCTCACCGAGGACTACGAGCTGCCCATCCCGAAGGCATCCGATTACACCAGCGCTCAGAAGCAGTCCCGCGAGCTGCCGGGCCTGACCTTCACCGCGCCGCTGGCCGGGGCCGTGAACGAGATGACCGTCGTCGGCACCGTCCACTTCTAGGAGGCTTCAATGGCAACCCGCACCTACAGCCCGAAGAACATCCACATCTCCCTCACCCATCCCACCCTGGGCGTCATCCACGCCCGGGGCTTCGCCAACGGCACCTTCGTCACGGTTGACCGGGACATGGATGCCTTCGAGAAGAAGGAGGGGGCGGACGGCGAGGTGACGCGAGCGCAGACGAACAACAGGTCGGGCAGCGTGACCTTCGAGCTCGACCAGGCCTCCCCCTTCAACGACGACCTGACCAACCTGGCGAATCTGGACGAGGCGAGCGGGACCGGCATCTGCGTCTTCCAGCTCACGGACGGGGGCGGCAACACCCTCGAATCCTCGCTGAGCTGCTGGGTGCGGAAGAAGGCCTCGAGCGTCTTCAGCCGGAAGAGCGAGGACCGGAAGTGGATTCTCGACCTCGGGCAGATGATCCACAACCCGGGCGGGTCCACCATCGTGGCGGGCTGACGCCTCCAGGATGCCCGCTAGGCGAAAGATTAAGCCTTTATTTTAATCGAACCCCCACATGGAGCCCTGACCATGCGCCAGCCCGTCAAGAAGGCCGTAAACGGCCGCACCTACGTTTTCCACCTCCTCAAGCCCTCCCGGGCCTTGTCCATCCTGACGAGGCTCGGGAAGATCGGCCTCCCGGCCTTCGGGGCCGTCTTCGGCAAGGGCGGGCTCGATCAGGTGGGCATGGACGACGACCTGAAGGACGCGGCCAAGAAGCTCAACCTGGACGACGCTTTCAAGATGCTCGCCGAACGGCTGGATGACGCGGAAGTGGTGCGGATCGTCGAAGAGCTGATGTCGACGGTTGAGATCGGCAGCGAGAAGCTCAACTGGGAGAAGGAATTCGAGGGCGACATCCTCGGGCTCCTGGCCGTGACGAAGGCTGCGCTGGAGGTGAACTACGGGGATTTTTTCGGCGTCCTCTTCGGCGGCCAAGAAGCGAAGCCGGAGGGTACGACCCCGGGGACAGCTCAGTAAGCGGCTACCTATGGCGGCCGATTTTGGCGAAGATCGCCACCCTGGCCGAGATCGAGAATCAATGGACCCTGTGCGACCTCGCCGATGCCCATGAGGCCCTCGACATCCAAGCCGAAGCGGATGAGGCGGCGATGAAGGAGGCCGAAGCGAAGGCGAAGTTGCAGAACGGAGACTGACATGGGCATGACCGTCCGAGAGCTTGTGACGCGGTGGGGCTTTGAGATCGACCAGAAGCCTCTTGCCGCGATGGAAAACCGGGTTAGTGGCCTCAAGCTGTCAATGGCCGCTTTCGCCGGTTTTGCCGTTTCAAAGGCGACAGCAGTTTTCGCCTTGGCCGAGAGCGCATCTACCACGGCCAAGTCGGTCAGCTTCATGTCGCAGCAGGTGGGTATGGCGACCGGCCGATTCCAGGAGCTTCGGGAAGCCGCCGAGCATTCCGGGGTTGAGGTCGAGCAGTTCACCGTCGCCATGCGCCTCCTTTCGCGCCACGCCTACGATGCCTCGACCGGCTCCGAGCAGGCCCGGAAAGGATTTGCCGCTATCGGAGTGCAGGTCACGGACGCCAACGGGAAGCTCAAGACCTCGGATGCCCTGCTCTATGAAGTGGCCGCGAAGTTCAAGACGATGGAGAACGGGGTCAAGAAGACTGCGCTCGCGCAGGAGCTTTTCGGCCGAAGCGGGGCGCTGATGATCCCCATGCTGAGCAAGGGCGCTGAGGGGCTTCGTGCAGCCTCGGCCGAGGCGCACAAGTACGGGATCGTGATGAGCGACGAGGCGATCGCCAAGGCCAAGACGTTCCGGGAGGTTCAAAAGGATCTCAAGGAAATGCTGGAAGGCCTGCGCCTGACCCTGGGCTCCCGGGTGATCCCGGCCGTGACAAGGATGATGGAGGCCCTGAAGTCGTGGGCCGAAGCCAACGCCGGGCGCGTCACCGAGCAGCTCGGCCGCGCCCTTGAGCAGATGGCAACCAGCCTGGGGAGTGCCGTCGACTTCTTTGTGACCATGCTGGACATCGGCATGAAGGTCACGGCGATGCTCGGGGGGCTTGGCAACGTCCTCAAGATCGTCGGGATCGGATTCGCCATCTGGGCGACCGCCGAGACCGTCATCAAGATCATCGAGGTAGTTCGAGCCGTTCAAATGCTCGCGGCAGCGATGCGGACGCTGGCGATCTGGGAAGCCATCGCCACGGGCGGGACATCGCTCCTTCTTGGTGGGCTTGCCGCTGCCGGGCTTGGCCTTTCCATGTATGCGATCGGAGGGGGGCGCGACGAGAGCTCATGGCGTCCGACGTCGGGGCCTTCTTCCGCCAGCTCGACGACGGTCATCAATCTGAACGCGAGCGCCAACGTTGAGGCCAAGGGTCCCGGGGCTCACGAGATCGCAACGGTTGTCACGCAGCAGCAGCAAAGCATGCTGCGGGCCTTGGCCGCTGACATGACCCCTTCTGCGGTGCGCTAATGCCCGCCCTTTTCGCAGTCGTGACGGAGCGGTTCCCGTGGCTCAAGCCGAAGGGCTTTGTGTCGGCCGCGCAGTCCAATCCCGACCAGAACCTCGACAGCAACAAGACCGGCCCGCTCGTCGTCGCCTTGGATTGCATGGTGCTTGAGAATTTCTCCCTCACGGCCGAGGCGACGAAAAGCGAAGTCGAAGACGGGTCGATCATCAGCGATCACGTCACCCTCAAGCCCCCGAGGCTTCTCATTGAGGGGGTGATTACCAACACCCCGCTGCTCGAAAGCTTGGCCTTTCTGACGACGAACGTGAAGCTTCTCCCGAACCCGGCTTCGGCCGCCTTCAAGATCCTCGAGCAGATGTACCGGGACCGGAAGCCCTTTGACTTCGTGGGGGGGCTCAAGGTCTACAAGAACATGGTCTTCACGAGCTTCAATCCGGTGCGCAATGCCCGCACCGGGCAGACGCTCCAATTCCAGGCCACGCTCGACCAGATCCGAACGGTTGCAACCCAGACCGTGAAAATTTCGAAGATCAACAGCGCCGATAGGCCGACCGCTGCTCCGACAAATCCCGTGGGCACCCAGGTCACGAGCCCGGCGAGGGCGAAGGGGGTTGAGCCGACCGCGAAGACCGTAGGCGACACCACGATCTTGGATCTCGCCCCGAAGAACATCCCCGTCTCTTTCGTGAATCTCCCATGAGCATTGTGACCATCCCCGTTGACAACACCTCAGGGAAAAGCGTTCAGCGGATCGCGCTTGAAGGCGCGGTCTACACCTTGACCATCCGGTGGAACTCCCGGATGGCCTGCTGGCTTCTGGACGTGGCCGCTGCGGATGGGACGACGATCATCTCGGGCCTTGCCATCCGGGAAGGGTGGCCTGTGACAGCGCCCTATGTCGGCCGCTATGCAGGCCTCCCCCCGGGCATCCTTCAGGCTCTTGATCCGACCGGGGCTCATCAGGAGCCGACGTTCGACACCTTGGGGGATACGGTTCCCCTCTACTACGCCGAGAGTTCGTGATGGAACAATACCTCCGAAAGGCATCTTTGACTGTCGGTGAAAAGGTCTTCGGGGTGCGGCTACAATTCACGGTCGAAAAAGATACGGCCGGGATGGTTGCCAACAAGAGCACAATCAAAGCCTTCAACCTTTCGCAAGCCTCGCGAGACTACATCGAGCAGAAGGATTCAAGCGGGCCGAAGCGGGTGACGCTGGCGGTCGGCTACGAGGAAGGCCAAAGCGTCCTCTTCTATGGCGACATCTACTACGCCTTCACGGAACGGAACGGGGCCGACATCCTCACGAACATCGTCCTCGGCTCGGGGATGGCTTGGGCGCAATCAGCGACCATCGGGATCTCGGGGGCTTTGACAGATCTTCAGGTCTGGGAGCGGATCAAGCAGACGTTGGTCGGCTACGGGTTGGCGGCAGGCTTCATCGACAACGCGACCCTGGCTTCCTTCGCGGCCGGCAGTTACCCGAGGGGGTTCCATTATGAGGGGACGGTCAAGGGCCTGCTCGTCATCTTGACTTCCCGCTATGACCTCAACTGGAGCGTCGACAACGGGGCGCTGCACATCTACCGGGGGGACCGGTATCAGGACGGTGCTGAAATCCTGCTTTCGAAGGACACCGGAATGCTCGGATTCCCGAGCAAGGTCCGGGACCAGGAATTCAAGGTCAAGGCTCTGCTCAACCCCCAGATCGTGCCCGGGAAAAAGGTGGTCGTTGAATCCTCATCCCTCAAGCAGCCCGCCGAAATGCGAGTGCTGAAGGTGATCCACCAAGGGGATTCCCTCGAAGGCGACTGGTATAGCGAGTTTGAGGCGCAGACGATCAACACGAACCCGATCCTTCTGGAAGCCAATCGTGAGTAACTTCGCATCCAACACGCCGACCCTGACCGAGATCCTCGAGATGGTGAAGCAGAACTGGCTCGGGGAGATTCACACCTGCATGCCGGGCGTGGTGGAAAACTTCGACGCGGCCACGCAGTCAGCTTCCGTCCGGCTCGGCTTCAAGCGGGCCTACAACGACGGGACGGTTCGCGAGTATCAGGTGGTCGCCAACGTGCCGGTTTTCTTCCCGGCCACACAAGAGGCGTGGCTTCGGTTCCCCGTGGCTGCCGGGGACACGGTGCTTGTTCACTTCGCCGAGCGGGCGCTCGACAACTGGTGGCTCAACGGAGGGTCTCAAGACCCGGAGCTTCCCCGGAAATTCTCGACCAATGACGCCATCGCCGTCCCGGGGCTTCGCACGAAGGGCAACGCAATCACCCCGAATGGGGCGTCATCGAGCGCCGAGCTCGCCTTCGGTGGGGCCTACGTTGAGATCACGAACACGGGAACGGTCAAGATCATGGCCGCCAACGGGCAGAAGCTGGTGATGGGGAACGGGGTGGTCGAATTGATGGATGAGCTGGTCAAGCTTTTAACTCAGCTCACCACGGCCAGCAACATCCTCGGGGCCGGGCCTCCGACCGCCGTTGTCTCGCAATTCAACCCAGCCGTCTTGGCCCAGCTTCTTCTCATCAAAACCGCGCTGGAGGGACTCAAACAATGAGCGGGTGGCTTTGCACGGATAGCGGGGACGTTGATTTCACCAACGGCCAGATGCGGAACACGAGCGGCGCTCAGGAGGCCAAGCAGAACTTGGCCCAGAACCTGCGCACCTTCCTCGGGGAATGGTTTCTTGACATCACCCTCGGCTTGCCCTATTTCCAGATCATCTTCGAAAAAGGCACTCCGATTGAGGTCATCAAGTCCTACCTCCAGGAGGCGGTGTTGTCGACAAAGGGCATCGCCGACGTTGAAACCCTGGATGTGGAGCTCGATGCGCAGACCAGAAAGCTCACCGTTGATCTGGTCTGCACCTACACTGACGGTTCTCCTGTTTCTGTGGTGGTGACGTTATGAGCTTCGGCCTGAGCCCCAGCGGTTTCGTCCCGATGCGCTTTGAAGATGTGAAGTCCGCCCTGGAGGCGAGCTTCAAAAGCGAGTTTGGGAACAGCGTCAACCTCGATGCCTCCACCCCGGAAGGGCAGCTCATCGCATTGCTGGCCGCCCGCGAGGCTTCGTTGTGGGAATTGCTCGAGGCGATCTATAACTCACGGAGCCCGAATTCGGCTGCTGGCCAGGATCTGGATTCAGCGGCGAGCATCAACAACGTGACCAGGCTTTCGGCCATCCCTTCGTCTTTCACCAGCGCGGCCGGGAACATGCCCGTGGTGGTGGGCACCCCGGGCACGATCATCCCGATTGGTTTCCAGGCCCATGTTGACGGCAATGCGGACGCCGCTTTCGTGACCGAGCAGCAGTTCACGGTCGGCGGGGGCGGCACGGTGTCCGTCGAAATGTTCTGCATCGCGGTTGCTGCTTCCGGCTTGATCGGCGGGCCGGTGGCAGCCCCGGCCGGGTCTTTGACCGAGATCGACACCCCGGTTGCGGGGATCACGGCGATCTCGAACGCCCAAGACGCCACCCTGGGACGGGATGTCGAAACGGACGCCGAGCTGCGCATCAGGCGCAAGCAGTCCCTGTCGACGGCCGGGGCTTCGACCCTGGACGCTATTTTCACGGTCCTCTCGCAGGTTGTGGATGTTCTAAGCTGCCACGTCTACGAAAACACAGGGGATGTCGTGAACGGGGACGGCCTTCCCCCGAAGTCGATCGAGGCGGTGGTGCAGGGCGGAACCGACTCGGCGATTGCTGCCGCCTTGTGGGCCGCGAAGCCAGCGGGCATCGAGACGTTCGGAACGACTTCTCAGGTCGTGACCGACATCCAGGGAAACAACCAGACGGTGAATTTCAGCAGGCCCGAGCAAGTCGAGCTTTACATCGCGGCCATCGTCACCCCGAACACGAACCCGGCCGAGGGTCCGCTCTATCCTGCGGATGGGAACGATCAGGTTGCTGCGGCCTTGCTGGCCTTCGGGAACGAGCAGGAAGTGGGGGTCGACGTCTTCCCGGTTCGGTTCATGGCCGCAATCCTGTCGGTCCAGGGCGTGAATGCCGTCGACCTCTACATCGACTCCATCCCCGTCCCGGTCAATCAAGCCCCTATCACCATCGGAACCAGGCAGCTCGCCAGCTTTGACAGCAGCCGCATTGAGGTCACGAACCCATGATCTCGCATCCCACAGTCGCGCATTATCCCGAGGCCCTGGCGAAGTGCATGACGCAGTGGGTTTCCGCTCAGAACTTCCAGGCCATGCTCAGGATTTTCTGCGAAGGGTCGCAACGGGTGGAGGACGCCTCGATCGCTGTCTTCAACTACGACAACCTCGCGAGCGCCCAGGGGGATCAACTGGATCGCTTCGGGGATCTGCTCGACCAAGCCAGGTCCGGGCTTGATGACGACAGCTACCGAGCCTTGCTCTGGATTCAGGTTGCCAAGAATTCGTGCGAAGGGACGCCCAATGAGATGGAGTCTCTTTTTTCTCGGTTGATGACCGGGGCACCGGTTCAGCTTTTCGAGGCTTTCCCGGCATCCTTCCACCTTCAGGTTTTCCAGGGGACGCCCATCATCCTCTTGAGCTTCGTCAAGGAAGCCTTGCTGGCGGCCAAGCCTGCCGGGGTCGCCCTTGATGCCAGCACGGCCCCGGAAGAGCCTTTTGGATTCTTGACAGACCTCGATGCCCTGGGCTTCGGGGACACGACCGACCCGCTGGCGGGCGGGACTTTCGCTCAACTTTTCTGAGGATTCAATGGCGACGAAACCGGCCGAACGGCCCAATTTCGCAACGGGGGGCAGCGCCCTCATTGAAACCCCCACCGTGGGGAAGCAGGAGATCGGGTGGGTTGGGGAAAAGCCGCCCCTTCAGTGGTTCAACTGGCTGCACAAGTGGACCTACGAATGGCTCCGGTATCTCGAGCTGGTGACCGACTTCGCCCCCACCCGTCTCAGCTTGAGCCCCGGGATGTATCCCGGGGACGGCTACCTGCTGACGAGCACAACCTATGCCAAGGTCTGCCATGGGCCGGACTGGTCCTATGGGGTGGACCGGGATGCCCTCACGATCGAGAAGTTCAACCCAAAGACCGGCGAGGTTGAGCTTTCGGTTGCGCTTCCTGCCGGGCCTTCAGCAGCGGGAACCCCGATCCTGCTCGAATGGACCCCGCTCGGCTTGGCCTTGATGTGGCAGGCCATCGGCACCCTCTGGAAGCTGGATCTGGACACCTTGGTTGAGCTGGATTCAGTGACCGGCCTTCCGGCTATGGCTGCAGATCGCCACGCGGCCTACGGATATTTCGCCGATGAAGCCGCCCCGCATTTGGTCGCCATTGCTCACTCGGACGACACGCTCCGGTTCGTGGATTTCGAAGCGATGGTCAGCCTGGCCAACATCGTGGTCGGGGGAGGGGCCAGCTTCAAAAACGTCTGCTCCCTCAAGTGCGCCTCTTCTGCAGGGGCGCAATTCGCTTTCCTCGACGTGACCAACAACTATGTGATCGGAGCGAACGCCGGAGGGTCGGCCGGGACCGCTTGGACATTTGGCGGGGCTGCCGTGCGCGGCCTGGTTTCCGATGGCGAGTACGTCTACTGCCTCAAGACGGACGGATCGCTCATCTACAAGATGCCGCTGGCGACCTTTGCCGCTGGCGGTGTGGCGACTTCGCAGGCATGGACTGCCGCCTCGGCGAGCGACTACTCACTCGAGGCTTTCGGCGGGATCGTGGCCTCGATGGACCTGAGCAAGGTCGTCATTGGAAAGCCCACCAGCGGATTGAGCCCTGTGCGGACCTTCGCCAAAGTCGGGGCCGGAGTTCCGAAGCTCACTTTCGACGGGGAGCGCATCTGGCTCAGCGATGGCCTGGACAAGACCAGCAAAAGCTACATGTTCTCACGGTTCTAATTCCTTCTCAAATTCTGGAGACGATATGAAAACGATCATGCTCATCCTCAGTCTGGCGTTTCTGATCTCCCCTGCCCATGCCGCCACTCCCCCGATCATCAACTCGGTTTCCATCACAGCCGAGGGCGGCAACATGTACTCGTGGGTCGGCAATGCGACCGTTGAGGGAGGCATCGGCTTCGTCAACAGCATCAACATCTACTACGGAGAAACCTCCGCCTACGGGACCACGGCGGCGGCTGGCGTGTCCGAGGGTCCTGGTGGGAGCATCAACTTCACGGTGGGGTCCACGGAGATCACCTTGCCCTCTTTCCACTGGGCGGCCGGGGTTGCTGATTTCAACACGGAAACTCTGTCGGCGGATTACCAATACCCCGAGCCGACTCCAACCTACACCCACACCATCACCCCAACTTTCACGAACACCTCAACGATCTCCCCGACTTCGACTGAAACAAGCACTCAAACGACAACTCCAACGTTCTCAAGCACCTCCACGATCACCCCGACCTTTACATCGACGAGCACGAGGACGAAGACCGTGACGCCGACCTTCACGATCACCCCGACTTCGACTTCGACGAAGACCACCAGGCCAACGGTTTCCTACACGAAGACCCCCCGGCCTACGCGGACGTTCACGCCGACAGCCACTTCCACGATCACGAAGACCTCGACGCGGACCATCACTTTGACCATCACGCCGAGGTCGACGAATTCCCAGACGGCGACGAGGACCATCACGCCGACCAAGACGATCACTCGGACGATCACGCCGTCACCGACCAGATCAGCGACGAAGACGTTGATGCCGACCAAGACGCGCACCCCGACGCCTTCTTTCACCATCACGCCAAGGTCAACCCTCACGCCTTGGTAGGGAGGATTAAATGAACCGGACTCTGATGTTCCTGGCGGTCTTGGTTTTCGCTCTGCCCCTTGGTGCGGCAACCAACACACCGACCCGCACCTTGACGCCGACGAAGACGCTGACGCCCTATGCCGGGACTCCCACCCCGACCCCGCACATCAGCGTCCGGCAGTTTTCAGATGGCCCGAGCCTCTACAACGGCAAGACGAACCTGAAGATGGTCCAGGTGGTCATGTCGGATTCTGAGGGAAACACCATCGCCTTCTCGGCCGCAGGGGGTGGGACTGCCGGGGCCGTCAGCGTGACCTCGTGGACGGCGGGGCCTTTGCCGATCATCGCCACAACGCCCATTGATGTCCGGGAGACCGGTTCCGCCACCAGGGCCGTTTCGATAACGAGCGACACGAGCTCTTTGTCCGCTACCCGCAACGGATACCTTTCTGAAATCGTCACCAATTCGGCGAGCACTTCCGGGGTTTTGACTTCGACCGTCAAGGCTTGGGATTACGCCACCAATGATGATCCTTTGACCGGGTTCGCCTCCCAGGGAGCTGCAGGTTCCTATGGCCTGACCCTGAACGGGGCTCCGGCTTTTGAGCCCTTCGGGCGCATCGGATTCACCCCGTCAGGGTTCGGCTCCGCATCCGGCGCTGGCCTTGTGACCCTATGGAACCACCAGACGACCGAGCAGCTTGGGGTCTACAACGCCTCGACCGTGCTGCCGGGGGACACGGGCTTTGGGCTACCCACCGGGTTCATCTCCACCATCTCGCAGATGGCCGTCCGTCTCACCGGGACTGCGAACGGAACGCTCACGCAGGTCTTCAGCGATGGCGGGCGCGTGTTCGTGTCCGACACCACCACGGCCCAGGCGTTGGCGAACCTCTTGAGCGCCACCCTGGCTGTCGGCACGACCGTCACGGCATGGTCTGCTGGATACCTCGGGACCAGCATCACGGCGTGGGCAGTCACCGCGCCCGTGGCTGTGGCCGACACCCGGACCGCCCGGACCCTGGATAGCCTTTCGACGACCATCAGCGCCATGACTTACCAAGCGTTCACCACGGGCGGCTCGAATCCGAACGGAACGGTGGCCTCAACCGTGGTGGGCGGGGCTGGTTACATCAGCGGAACCAACGCCTGGCAGGTCGGTCTCACGCGGCCCGCCGATGTCAGCCAGGTCGCGTCTGGCATGGCCGGGAATTATGTCATCACCACGGGGACCCCAAGCGCTGCGTCCCCGCCCGCCTACAACACGGCCGCCCAGGCGTATGAAAGCGCCTACTATTCGACGTTCACCGCTGGCGCGAAGATCGCGGCCCCCATCTGGACCACCACCGGGGAATACGCATCGTTCGATGTCACAGTCTCGGCTCCAGGATCGGGCACCCCTTTCTTCATGACTCCGAGCGCCAAGACGAAGTTGACCATCATCAACGCGGCCTCGAATTCTCAGACGGTCTATTTCAGGCGCTCAACGACATCGACCGTGCCAACCGACTGCAACTTCAACTTCGAGGAAATTGCCCCCGGTTCCACCCGCGTCATCGACGGAGTGACCTGGCCCTTCGGGTGGTTCTGGGCTCCGTTCGGGCCGAACGCTTCCCGCATCAGGACCATCTATGAGAGGGACGCGAACTGGACCGGAACTTCCTTCGCCCCGTGAGGCTGATCGTGAAGCTTGTCGCCTTCATCTTGCTGATCCCGATCTTTGCCCAAGCCTACAGCCCTAACGTCCTGATGTATCTGAAGGGCAACTCGGGCCAGGTCCAGATGTATGACTGGACTGGGAACGGCAACACCCCGGTTGTGGTGTCGGGCGGGGCACCCGGGAATCCGTCAACACCCACGCCCCCCGAGGGCGACAAGTGGTGGGCCTACGGCGTGACGAGCGGAGGCGGAACGAACATCACTTTCCCCTCCTCGATGTTCAATCCGGTCCCGACCCAAGGCTGCCTGGTCTTCTACACCAAGCAGGGAAACCAGCCCTCCCCGTATGGATACGTCCTCTACTCCGGCGCTGGCCCCTACATCAACTTTTACTGGGGCGGCGGTGGCGGGCAGATCATGGCCTGCGACTTCACCACGACGACCGCTGGGGCCAAGACCCTTTCGTGGCCCATCGGCTACACCTACGGCACAACGGCAACCATCCGCATCAAGTGGTCGACGACCGGATTCAAATACTACGCCAACGAGGTCCTGACCTTTGAAAACAAGTGGGCCATCAATTGGCCTGGCTCGAATCCTCCGACAACCGGAATGGGCTACCCGTGCTGCAATCGGTTCTTCCTGGAGTATTACGACGCCTACATGATTTCGACGAACCCGGACGAACCGTTCCCGCCATCTGAAGGGGTGGCGGCGCGGGAGCAGATAGTGCCTGTGCCGACCCTTCACTTCAAAAAGGGACCAGCCTTCCTGGCACCTCAGCAACAGGCGGTCCCGGCATCACAGCTCAGGAGGGTCTGGTGAAGCTCTTCCTCATGGCGTATCTGCTCACGATGGCGGCCCTGGCCTCGACCATCGAAATCTCTCAGCCCGGCTTTGTCTCGACCATCGGCAAGCCCGGGGTCAAGGAGCAGGAGAAAATCGACAAGGCCCTGACCAAGGAAGCTGACGACAAGAAGACCAAGACCAAGGAGGCCGAGGGGTCTTGGACACCGCCCCCCACGCAGAAGAAGACCAAGGACAAGGACGACACCGCCACCATGACCGAGCCAGTCACCGTGACTGCATCGGTGACTGCAACCTTCACCCGCACTCCGGGGAACTGATGAAAACGCGCATCTTCTTCTGGCTCCTGCTTCCCTGGCTTCTCTGCGCTGGCCTTGCGGTGGCTGACGGTGGGTGGTCGAACACGGGAGGCCGGTCGGATGTCTCCGGGTTTGGCAAGACCCTGACGGATGCCTTCGGGCGGCTTCGGACCTCCAATCCGCAGACGGTGTTCGATTTCAAGCGGCTCTACGGCACCACCAACTTCTATTTCCAGAGCATCACCTTCGGGGCCAACGCTGCGACGACCCATGACGTGAGCTATTCATCCACGACCCTCACCTCGGGATCGGTCGCTGGCGGCTACGCGATCAGCCAGACGCGATCATACTGGCACTATCAGCCGGGCAAAGGGATTCGCATGATGGCGACCGGGAACCTCTACGGGGCTGTCACAGGAAGCGCGAAACGCATCGGCATGTTCGACGCGAATGATGGTCTGTTCCTCGAGCTGAGCGGGACGGCCGCCAGCCTGGCGTTCGTCCAGCGCTCTTCTACCAGCGGCACCCCGGTTGACACCAAGGTTGTGCAAGCGAGCTGGAACAAGGATCGGTTGGATGGCACCGGGCCGAGCGGGATCACCTTGGACATCTCGAAGTCCTTCATTTTCTGGTTTGAGCAGGAATGGCTCGGAGTGGGAGACACCTTCTTCGGTTTCGTCATCGACGGAAAGTTCATCCTTTGCCACCAATTCAACAACACGAACCGGAACATCGGCGTCTATACCCGCACCCCTCAGCTCCCGCTTCGGATGGAGGTCTCGAATTGGGGCACCCCTCCGTCCTTGCCTCGAGCGTCGACGATCTGCTGGTCGCTGGATGCTGACGGAGGCTACAATCCTACCGGGCGTGAATTTGATGAGGTACGGGCCACTTCGGTGAGCTCTTCCACGGGAGTGGTCGTCCCCGTCATTGCCATCAGGCTGAAGGACGCCTGGAAGCGTGGCGGGCTGGCCCCCACTGCATTCTGGGCGGTTCAATCCTCGAACTCCAATTCAGTCCTTGAGGTCTGGTTGTGCCAGGGTGGGGCGGGCATCGTCGGATACAGCGGCTTGACCTTCAATTCGGTTGATGGCCCCAGGACGGCAACCGAGTCGATCATGGGTGGGTTCACGTTGCTCACCTACACAACGGGCGTCATCAGACTGGCCAGCGATGGAATCAGCAATCAAACGCGCTCGGGCGGCATTGTGAATATGCAGCCCTTCTTTTACGCCGGAGCTGACTTCGACGGGGTTCAAGATGTCATTGTCTTGACCATCCGTGGGGTTAGCGCCGCCAGCACCCTTGACTGCGCCGGGCTTGGGTTTAGAGAAATCTACTGAGGCATCGCCTCAACTTCGAGGATTCCATGTCCGACATCCCCGCTCGAGTCGCCGATCATGTAAGCCAGAATCAGGAGCTTTCCAGGATGGCGATTGAAGCCATGCTCAAGGGGTGGCTTGCCCTCGCTGCCGGAGCCGGGGCGGTCGCCTGGTTCCTCGCCCGCTTCGTCTTCGGGAAGCACATCGAGATGCTCAAGAAGATGTCGGATCGGATTGAAAAGCTCGAATCCGACACGGTGACGAAAAGTAACTGCAACCATCTCCACGACGCCGTGCTCAAGGAGGTCAGATCCTTCCGGGGCGAAATGAAACTCGAGATGGCCGACCTCAAAGAGAAGGTGAAGGAAGTCCAGAACAAGGCCGATCAGAACGCCCGGGAAGTTCACCAGCGTCTCGACGAGCATATGAAGGGCCATCCCTGAAGGAGCTGACATGCGCTTGAGCGACAACTTCTCGGTTGAGGATTTTTCGACAACCAACTTCGCCGGGCATCAGCAGCAGAATCTCAAGGCTGCGGTCCCGCACCGGGCGAGCCTCAAGGTCATGGCTGACCGGTTTGCCGAGCGCATTCACAAGCAGTTCGGGTGCTGCATCATCACAAGCGGATACAGGTGCCCCGAGGTGAACGATCTGGCCGGTGGGTCTCCCGTGAGCCAGCATGCCCTTGGTGCCGCGATGGATTGCGAGATCAGCGGGACCGGGGATACCGAGACACTTTTCCAGTGGTGCATCAATAATTTCGACCCCGAGGAATTCCACCAGCTCATCTACGAGTACAACAGCGTCAAGAAAGTCGCGTGGGTTCACATCAGCCTGCCAACCGGAGAAAACGACGGTCAGATTTTCCGGCTTGATCAGGTTCTCGGCACCCGCGTCTGGATCTCAAAACGGCCCACCACATAGCTCACGGAGGAAGTCATGGCAGACGAAAAGCAGGGCCTTATTGATCGGGGCCTGGACATGCTGGACCATCAGAACGACAAGCGCGTCGTGGTCTTCACGCTGGCCTTGGGAGCGGTCCTGGCTCTTTTCTGGCTGGCTGGCCGCCCGAACGTTCCCAAGGAACTTCTGGAGAACACGCTATGGGTTGTGGCAATGGTTCTCGGCCTGGCTGCAGTGACAGTGGCGGGCATCTCCCTCCGGCCCGAGAAAAGCCAGACAGTCCCCGTCCCCATGAAGGTCACGACCGCCGAGCCGTCAGCCCCCGAACCCGCTTCGGCCAGCGTCGAGACCCCGAAGCAGCCGTGAGCTTGATCTTCGCCGCGCTGCTGCTCCTTCCCATCGCAGCTCCGGCACAATCCATCTCCCCGGCCGATGTCATGGCCCGGTGGTACGCCTCCACATCCCAGGACGGTGAAAACTGCCTCGTCTTCTACGCTGGCCGTGAGACGGAAAAGCTCGCGGCCAGGGCGGGGATTGGTAGGCACGTCCCCACGATGCTCTCGATGTGGCACCGGGAAAGCGGCTTTCGTCAGATCTCGGGGGACGACGGCCGCAGCTTCGGGATCACCCAAACCCTCCTCGTCTACGAACCTATCTGGCGCAAGTGGTGGGCGGATCGCGGGGTCCAGCTTGGCCCGGTTTCTGATCCACGAACTCAAATCGCCTACGGGGTAGCTGAGTTTTGGCACTGCCTCCGCGACCAGAAGGGCGATGAATTCCAAGCCGTGCGCCAATACAACGGCAGTTCCTTTCGGGCCTACGCATACGCCCGCAGGGTGTTCGCCACCCGGCGACGGGTCTTCGGGATGAAGCCGCCCATCACGAAGCTCAAGGTTTCCAAGGCGGGGAAATGGTGACGCCATGAAAAAGCGGTGGCTCGTTCTCGTAGGTGGTGGGGCTTGCGGCAGATGGCAGGCCGGGGCCTTGGACACGCTCTACAAAGCCGGGTTGCTCAACAACCTAGCGGGCATCGTTGGAACTTCCGTGGGCGGCCTCAATGCCTGCGCCCTGGCGGCCGGGCTCTATTCAGCCCGGGGGACGGCCGTGTTGGCTGAAGCCTGGGGGCGCATCACCCAGGACACGGACGTCTACACCCCGAGCGCAACGGAGATCCTCGAGCGTCCCCTCGCCCATATCGCTGACGCCGTGGGATGCGTCCGGTCCCTTTTCACCACCCCCTCGGCTTTTTCTTCCGAGCCATTGCAAGGGTTGGTTTCGGAGGTCTTCGGAGATCTGACGACCGAGGAGATCGAGAAGGTGACCGGCATCAAGCTTAGGGTGAGGGCTTGCAAGGCCAAAAGCGTGGACACCCTTTACGGCCGCCTCAAGGACATGGCCCTTTGCACCTCGGCCATTGAGGGGGTCTTCCCCCCGCATCTCGGGTATAGCGATGGCGGGGCGGTCGACAACGCCCCCATCGGCTACGCCCTGGATCAAGGGGCCGAGCAAGTCATCGTCGTCTATTGCGGGCCGGAGGATTCGAGCAAGCCGACCGAGGATGTTCGGGTTGGCCCCGAAACCCCGGTCCCCTCGACCGACACCGGGATCAAGCTCTTGCTCGACTACCTGCAGGGCGTGGTCGAACGGGGGGAAAGCGATGCTGACCGCGAGGCTCAGGATGCCCGGGAAAGGGGCGTCGAGATCATCGACTGCTACCCCCCCGAACAGACGGGCAGCTCGCTTGACTTCCGGCCCCGTGGATTGTGGGAGCGGGGACAGGCGGAAGGAAATCAGGCGGTCCTCGTCGCCCAAAACCTCGGTTGGCTCTAGGCATTGAGGGCGCACTATCGGAAGCCGGGCGGTTGACGGCCTAGACGGTGCGCCCTCTTCACGTCCCCCCGCTGGGCTGGTCCCCCGGCACCCC